TGTCCATTGAGCTGCAACTTGGCAGTCACCACGGGGTTCTGTCCCCAGCAATGCATGTCCAAAGACCCCTCGCTGAGCACAAAGGTGCCGGCATCAGAGACAGTGGAGCCATCCATGTGTCCATTGGTGGACAAATCCCGGAGCTGAGCAAGAAGAGTTTGGTCAATCGTGCCGGAAGCCTGTGTAGACTCTGGGACAGCAATGCCGCCCAAATTACCCTGATTGTAAGGATTTTGGGGTCCATTCCAGTATCCAGTGAAACCGGAAGGAATGTCATAGTCCAAAGCACCAGCATCCTCAAAGAGACCACGAGCATCAATGTAGGAGTTAGCGTTACCAGCAATCGCAGCAGGGCCGCCGAACGCATGGATAGCGTTGGGGAGGGCATCAATCGCGTCCGTGTAGTTAAAGGGCTGAGCACCGAGAACCTTGAACAAAAGGGCATCGCACACCAAAGCGGAACAATAATCCACATTTTGGTCAGATTGCACCACCCAAATCAACTCCTTCACGGGGTGATTAAAGTTGAGTTTTATTTTGTTGCTTGACGACCCGACCGATTCATCGCCTGTGAACTGGAGTTGGGTTATCAAATATTCGTGAGGATTCTGGGCAAAACGTCTACGCTCATCGGTGTCCAAAAAGATATAGTCCACATACAGAGAAGCAGCCACAAGTGACTGATTGTAGGCAATAGCGGCGGGCACAGGGCGGCCAGGGGCATACTGGTTGGCAGCCGTAACGGGGCCAACGGCACCAGAGTTGCAGCTCAATGTGGTAACAGCCCACAAGCACTCGTCAATAGGACGGATATCAAGGTTAATTTTAACTTCGTGATACTGCACATCACGGTTACCCCACCTTTCGGTGTATTTATTATTTATAGGGAATAGACTATATCTTAAGCCATCATCAAGAGTTTTTAATTCTTTCAGACCCAAAACCGTTTAGTCGTTGAACCTTCCACATATCCTTTAACCTTAGTAAAGGCGGAGTTAGTGGCTTGGCTGCGAATTATCCATTTCTCATTTCTCCCTTTGTTACAAGGAAGAAATTTTCATATGTGGCGTTTTTACCATACCTGAGGTTGTTTTTCTCAGCCACTGTAAACTTTCGCTTACAGCTTGGTAGCCATCATCTTTAGGAACTTCTCGCAATTTGGTCTTGTCGCTGTGTAAATTATTAACTTGGATTGATAAGTCACTGAATAATCGGTGATTTATCAATCCAGGATAACACACAACTAGCACCTGAGATTTATGCAAATTCTCAAACAGATTTTTCCCAAAACATAATTTTGCTGTTTTGAGCTGGGTGCTTTTCTGCCCTGCAGATTTTAAGGCGATAAGGGGAAGAGCTAATCCTGGGTTCGTGCAAAACCAAAATTGGAGAGGCACATACAAAGTAGTCTCAGGAAGAGCATTTCTGGGCGCGCACACCTGACGGGGCGCCATAGAGTCACAAGGTCCATCAACCTCAGCGAAAGAGGGATCTGTGATAAAGGTGAGCTGAGTTGTGTTACCAATCATCTTGAAGTAAGCACGCTGTTGCTCAGCAGTCATGGTGAGCTGGTTCCAGATGTGCATCCAGTCACCATACTGGCGATCAATTCGCTGACCACCAATCTCAACCTCCACCTGGGCAATAATTTGCTCACCAGGGAAATCCAACCAACGGGCATACACACCCGAACCATTTCCGGTCGCGAAGGACGCAACACCCATCATTTGGTTGATTTCAGGAAGAGTCACCTGAAGATATGTGCGGTAAGCCAAATCACCATTTCGGCTGATCACGCACTGGACACGACGACCGAAGTCAGCCTGCCCGTTAAACGTTTGCTCAATTGATTCAATAGCAAAGTTTGTGTAACGTCTGTAGGTCACCTTCCAAAAGGTGATCTGAGGATTTCCTGTACAATTCCTCTACCTTATCTTTCAATAAGGAGTAGACTATATCTTAAAAGGAATCTATATTTGCTTATTTTCTTTCATTAAAGCTAGTTCTTTATTTAATATAAATTCCTTCGAAAACCATTTAGTCGTTGAACCTTCTTCTTTAAATTTTTCAATTCTTCCAATAATATAATTTATTTGCTCCATATCTATTTGTTTTTTTGACGAATTGAATTTAATTGTAACTGGCATTAAGTTTGACCAATTACTACATTTAAATTTTTCATCTTCTATAGACAAATCAAATTTGCAAGCAGGTATAATGTGGTCTATAGACCAATATGTTCCATAATTTTCCCAATTCATTTCACTCGTGAAATTAAATTCAAACCATTCTCGCAAATATTGAATATTACATCCAATATAAGTCATAGTTGAATCATTTTTACTAACAAGAATAGTTCTTAAACGCGCAGCTAATGATTTTTTTATTCTATAATTCATATTTGAATTATGTTCTTTTTTACACCATTCTGTTTTCTGCTCTGTTAAAAATTTAGGATAACAAGAAAGACAAATCTTCCTTTTATAAAACTTCTTTAATTTTGTAAAACATTTTAATGCCTTTTCTTCTTGACATATTTCACATTTTACAAAACCCTCTGCTTTTTTCTCCCTAAGTTTTTGCTTTCTTGCTTTATCTAATTCGTTTAAACATTTTTTACATGTTATCCCGAATCTAATTTCATATTTTCTGTAGTAATTTATTGGGTAATTAATTTCACATTTATCACATATTCTGTCTTTTTCTATTTCTTCGTTTAAGTTTACGCAAGACATTTATTTATATGATATATTTACAAATTATATTTATATTGTTTTAAATAGTATTTATTTTTTGATTTAAAGAAGCTTGGATGCTCATTGCCCATTTCATCACACTTTTCAGTGCAAATCATCTTATTCATTTTTACTATACCCAAGGTCTTTGTCTTGGCCGCAATTTTCTCACAAAAATTGTTTAGTAGAATAAGTTTTAGGGGTTTCAAGCAGTTTGATTTTCTTACCAGGGTTATTCTTTTGTTTATGATGGGGGAACACAACAAATCCCTGATTAACATCCGTGGTCCTAAAAGGAGCCACTAAAGGCTTTATGAATATCTTATTTTTTCGATATTCCCTGATGTTTTTCTACCCTACAGGTTTTTAAGGTAAACGTCCTGCGCGCCATAAGCTACTAATTGCATTAAACCACCTCCCATTTTATATTATTCCTAAAGAAAATATATTTCCCGATTCTAATTTAATTAAATATATAAACACATTTAAAGCCTACCTACACAAATTACGATAATAAATTATTAATGTTGATGTTATCCTTCATAAATATGGACAAATATGACTCATCAAATACTTCTTTTTTATTTTCGTGGTTCTTTGTGAAAATATATGATTCGCCGCGTTTCTTGATAGACCAACCGCTCTCTAAAGCATTGAATAGGAAACACATTTTCTGAAATTTTATTTTATCAATCTCAATTTGGCTGCTACTAATTTCAGAATATATATCGTTTTTAGAATTATTATTATCCATTACACTATCATATTAATATTTTATTTATCTTTAAACTAGGGGGAACTACGTTCCCCTCTTGCTGCGCTGAGACCCCTCCTTTTATTTGTGGTATTTATGAAACCACTGAAACCACTGAAACCACTGAAAACCACTAAAACCACTGAAACCACTGAAAACCACTGAAACCACTGAAAACCATTAAAACCATTAAAACCACTGAAAAACCACTGAAACCACTGAAAACCACTGAAAACCACTGAAAACCACTGAAACCACTGAAAACCACTGAAACCACTGAAACCACTGAAAACCATTAAAACCACTGAAACCACTGAAAACCATTAAAACCAAATAAAAGGAGGGATCATAAGGGAACCTTGGATTATGCTTCGCTGTCCCTTAATTATATTGTGTAAATATCTAATTAAATAAATATTAGTTAGTTATATTACATGCCTAGCTTTAAACCAAAAACAACTAAAAAGGTTAAAATCTGTAAAAAATATACAACCACATTGGATGGAAAACATAATGAATTTATTAATGAGTTTGCTAAAAACGAGGATGAGTTGATTCCAAATTTAAAGTTAGAGAAGATTACACTTAAAAATCAGCTATCTGATAAAAACAGTTTTTCTATTGAACAAATTATGGAAATAAAGGACCGAATTGTTGAAATTGATGAAACAATTAAGGACCTTAATTATAAGAAAAAAAATTATCTTCTTAATAACTCCAAATATGTTTTTGAATACTTTGAAAACAAAAAAAATATTACTAATGTTGATTCCGGAACAAAAACAAATTCTAATTCTAATTCTAACTCTAATTCTAACTCTAACTCAAGCTCAAACATTGGAACCAAAAATCAAATATTATGTAACTTTTTTAAGATTCCAATTGTGGAACCAGAAAAAAGCAATTCAGATAATATTAATAAAAATATAGTGCAAAAATATTTATGCAACATTGATGAATCCTTTCTTGATATGAATTCGTTTGTTCGCATCACTGATATTTGTCAATACTGCTACAAAGGTGAGCTTATTCCACTTGATGATGAAGGCGTCTTAATTTGCAATATTTGTGCCGTCAGTATTCCTTATCTAATTGAAAATGAAAAACCGTCTTACAAAGAGCCACCCAAAGAGGTGTGCTTCTATGCATACAAAAAAATCAATCATTTCAAGGAAATATTGGCTCAATTTCAAGGCAAAGAGACGACACAAATTCCGGAAGATGTTATTGACCAGATTCATTTACAAATCAAAAAGGAGCGTATTTGTTTAAATGCGCTTACACACCACAAAACCAAGGAAATTTTGAAGAAACTGGGGTTTAATAAATATTACGAACATATAGCATTTATTAAAAATAAATTGGGGATTAAGCCGCCTGTGTTTACACCTGAATTAGAGGAGACACTTTGCAACCTTTTTATGGAAACTCAGGCACCTTATGCAAAAACGTGTCCCGATTATCGCGTCAATTTCTTGAATTATTATTATGTTTTATTTAAATTTTGCGAGCTGCTTGGAGAAGAACAATTCTTGGATAGCATTCCTAGACTTAAAGATAGAGAGAAACTTATTGAACAAGATGAAACGTGGAAGAAAATGTGTGTTGAGTTGAATTGGGAGTTTATACCGAGTGTCTAAAATCCACCTTTTCTTGGGACCCTGAAGGGTCTCAAGTAAAGGTCCTAAGGCTCGCAGACCCGCATCCCTGCGGGAATCGCGTGCCTGCTTTGGGAGCCAAACAGGGAGTCAAAAGTTATAACGAAGTAAGAGTAAAAAGTATTTGAATTAGTTTCTTCTTCTTTTTTTAGTTAACCTTCTTTTTTTAGTTAACCTTCTTTTCTTAGTTAACCTTCTTTTCTTAGTTAACCTTCTTTTCTTATTTCCACCTTTATTACCAGACAAAAAACTGTGTCCATATCCATCTTTTAGAAAATCGGTATATTTTAAACCAGAACTTATTGGTTCATTTGTTTTCGGTTTTGGTTCATTTGTTTCCGTTGTTTTCGTTTTTGGTTCATTTGTTTTCGGTTTTGGTTCATTTGTTTTCGTTGTTTTCTTTGTTTCTTCTTCATCAGCAATTAATGCAGTTTTTAAAATTGTTTCTATTTTATTAGTAGTTTTAATTGTTTCTATTTCATTTGTAGTTTTATTTGACATTATGTCATATTCATCTAAAAAAGTCACATAACTTTCGGGAAAACCCTCATTTACATTTTGAGACCACAATGGATAATTTGGCGGTGCTAAATTTCCTGTTATTTTATATGGTGTGGTTCCACGTGTTAGTTTTATGGGAGCATATGCATCTAAGCTATTTACTAAGGTATTATTAAAATCAATTTCTAAAATTTTATTTGCTATATCAACTGCATCACGTTTTTCTGTTTCAACTCTTATTAATTCATCTCTAATATGTTGTCGCAATTGATAATGTTCTGTCATTTTGGTTTTAATTAATGTATCATTGAGAATATTACCATAAAAAGGTAATACAGCTTCCATTTCATCAACTAATTTAAAATCAGGATATCTTAATTTTAATGTGTTAGCACTTTTGACAAATTTAAATAGGGGATTTAAAGGATATTCTGAATATGAAATAACATTTTTTTGTATTGGATATTGTAATATTTCTGTTTTATTATAAAAACCAGTTTGTAAATTAATAATTGAACGCCCAGCACCTTGAAGAAATTGACTAAAATCTACAAAACTTGAAGCCTCAAAAAATACTAAATTTTCAATACCATTTACCTCTAAAACCCCAATTTTAACACGCCATATACCATTATCATCAACTATTCTTATTAAAAATTCATTTGCATGCCCTGAAACCCCCATAGCAATTTTAACTATGAATGCTGTTCCATATATATATATAAAATCTGCAAAATTAAGTGCATCAATAATATTGAGTAATTGTGAATTTATAGCATTTATAATATATTGCCTTGCGATAATTGAGGCGAAATTATGTTGTGCGTATGGTTTTAGGTCATTTGCTGTTTCATTTTTGGAAACATAAAAGTCAAGACATATACGTTTAATGCCTATAGGATCAGATAGTGTATAAAGTTTATAAAGAGGTCCATAAGATGGTAATTCAGTTTCAAGAGGAATACCATCAAAAATTAAGTTTTGATATGGTATATCTACAAGTTTTCCATCTGGTCCTATCTTTCTTTCACTATTTTCTATTGAGTCAATAATAGCGGCAAAATTTGTTTTCATATCATCTTTAAGATTATTGTAAAAATCACTGTCTGGGTTTAATAAAGTAGGGTTATTAAAATTTGTTTGTGCTTCTCGAAGGTTGTCTCTAATAGCGGCAAAATTT